GTCTGTGATGCAGGAGCTCGTGATGCTGCGCGAGGAGCGCCTCAAGAAAGAAGCGGCGGAGAAGTCGGCGATCGAAGCCAGGATGACCGGCGGACGGAGCCTGAAAGGCCCAGACAAGCATGACGCACCCGGATAGCGAGCCAGGCGATGAACTCATGCGGGCAGGCCTCCGAAGGGAACTCGCCCTCGAGGCGGAGCTCGGCGCGGCGCGGCAGCGAACCTTCCGGCTCCGATCCTTTACGCCCAACCCCAGACAGTGGGACTTCTGCTCTGCGGGCGGCAACGGATCCAAGGCTCACGAGATACTGCTCTCAGGACCGAACCAGGCCGGGGGCAAAACCTACACCCTGCAGTACCTGATCACGATGCACTCGACCGGACTCTACCCGCCCGAGTGGGAGGGCCCCCGCTTCACCAAACCACCACACCTTGCGGTCGCCTGCGAGACCGCCGCTACCACTAGGGATCAGATCTACTTCGGGACCGAGCACGACGAAGCGAGCCTGTTCGGCGCGGACGGCTGGATGCCGAAAGACTGCTTCAACCCCGAGGAAGACTTCACCAAGCTCGGCGGAAACTACGAGAACCTACTCGACTCGGCGCTGGTCGACTGGCACGACGCGGACGGGATCAAGCAGGGCAAGACCACGATCCGCTTCTTCGGATACGCCAAGGGCTGGAAGAAACTCCAGGGGCTGAAGCTCGACGGCATCTTCCTGAACGAGATGCCGCCGGACGACGTCTACAACGAGATGCGCGCCCGGATCAACGCGACCATGGGGTTCATCTGGATCGCCGCCTGTCCGCTCGGAGGAGAGACCGAGACCTACCTCATGTTCGAGAAGGACGACACCGGGGCCCTCTGCCTCCTCACCTACACGATCGACGACTGCACCCACCTCACACAGCAGCAGTACGACTTCATCTATGATCGCTGGATCAACCACCCTGAGGCTGAGGCACGACTGTTCGGGAGGCCCTGTCGCGGCGCGGGCATGGTGTACGCCTACCAGCGTAGGGACATCATCGAACGACCGTACCAAGCAGGACCCCACGCGCCGCACATCATAGGGCTCGACTTCCCGCACGGCACCGGAGTGTTTGCTGCGGTCAAGGGGATCATCGAACCAGAGCGCGACGTCCTCCACATCGTTGACGAGTACAAAGCGTCGAACCAGGACACAGCTGTCTACGTCGCGAGGATCAAGGGTATGGGAGCCGATCGCATCCCGTGCGCGTGGCCGCATGACGGTGGACGCGGCTTCGGCGGAACCACGTCGGGCGGAACGATCGCGCAGAAGTACCGCTCGATGGGGATCCGGATGATGAAGAGCTCTGCCTTCATGTACGACGACGAGAACCGGAAGACGAAAGCCATCCTGGCGGCGGTGGAGTTGGTCCAGGATCGCTTCGCTACGGGGAGACTCAAGATCAACCAGAACTGCCGCGAGCTCGTCGACGAGCTCCGGCTCTACCGACACAAAAAAGGGAAGATCATCGAGAACCAGAACGACCACTTGATCGACGCCCTACACAAGATGGTCATGATGCTCCGATACGCGAAGGCGCCAGCCGAGACAGCGTACGGGAGCAACGTCGCGCCTCGAGGCACCAGATCGAGAGGTCTCTATGACTTCTTTGGATGAGGACCACCATGCCAGTTGTTGAACAACCAGACAGGCTCGGGGCCCTGAGTGGGTTTCTGAAGTCAAGCCGACACCCATACGACGACACAAAGCAGGAGATCACAGATCTCTTCATGCCGTACAGGGGAGACATCACGACGCACCGAGGGGTGGGGCAGAGAGGCCGTCCACTCTATGACTCCTATGGGGTCATGCAGGCCGACCGCTTCTCCAACTGGCTGAACGGCAACCTGTACCCGAGCTCCGCCGACTGGATCCGGTTCCGCACGCCAGGCGTGACGAGGTTCGACCATGACGCGGAGGGCGCACTCGACGATACGGCCATGCGGGTTCAAGACGCGCTGGCCGCCTCGAACTTCTACGTCGCGTCGAACACAGACACCCGTGACTGGGGAGTGCTCGGGAACTCGACTCTCTTCACTGCACACGACGACGAGAACGCTCGAGGGCCCGGGAAGTTTGGTGGCTTCCTCTTCGACCCCCTCCCATGGGCCCGCGTCTGGTGGTCCTTCTCCCACGTCGGTCGCCCGCTCGTCCTGATCCGGGAGTGTGAGTGGCCCGTCTGCGACGCCATCAACTTCTTCCAGCAGACTGGCGACAACATCCCTGCGAAGTGGCGCGAGCTCGAGAAGATGCAGCCCTACCTGCTGATCAAGGTGAACCACATCATCCAGCGGAACCACAAGGGGAAGAAGGGGACATCCAACAAGCCATGGAGCAGCATCTGGTTCTACGAGGAAGAGTCTCACGTCGTTCGGAAGGCTGGCTTCAACAACAACCCCTACATCACCGCGCGCATGATCGTCATGGACGGAGAGCAGTACGGACGCGGTCGCGGGGATATCGCTCGCCCGGTGATGAAGGGCGTAAACGAGATCACGCGGCAGGAGATGATCGCACTCGGCAAGGAGTTCAACCCTCCGTTCATGTCCGAGGAAGACGAGATCGCAGAACTCGACCTCACCCCAGGCGGCCAGGTTGTCGTACGCCCCCCCAAGGGAGTGCAACCCGGATACTTGCGTTCGGGAACGGACTTCAACCTGGCCGAGTTGATCCGGGACAACATGCACATGCAGGTGAAAGAGGCCTTCCTCGGAGACGCTCTAGGTGAGCCGGAAGCGCAGACGCGGAGCGCGGCGGCGGAAGGGGGTCGTAACCAACGCGCACTGGCACGTCTCGCCGGGACAGGCCAATCGGTCTACCACGAAAAGCTCGCGCCGCTGATGGAGAACCTCGTCGACATCATGCTTGCGAAGAAAGCGCTCCCGGAGCTGCAGGAACTGATCGACGAGAACCCCGACTTCGACTTCATGCCAGAGTTCACCTCTCCGTTCTTCACCGCGATGAAGTCGCAGAGCCTGCGTCGCGTGGACGCTTTCCTCGAGCGGCGCTTGCAGCGCTTCGAGCGGACCTCCGATCCTTCAGCTCTCGAGGATATCGACAACGATCAGCTCGCGGACCTCGAGAAGTTCCTCGGGGACGTACCGGCGCGGATCTTCAAGAGCGCCGAGGAAGTCGAAGCGATCCGCCAGGCGCGCGGAGACCAGGCAGCGGACGACCGTATCGCAGCTCTCACCGAGCGAGGCGGTTCGGCTCAGACTCAAGTTCAACTGCGACCCGGCGGCGGGCGCAGCGGCGGCGGCGGCGGTTTGTTGGAAGGGACGGGCTAGATGGAGCAGGAGTTCTTCGGGTCTGAGGAAGACTCAGAGAGAGGGAAGAGAGAAGCGCGGAAGAAGTACGCGGACGCGGTCGCGCGGAGTTTCGGGGAGACGTTCAACAGCCCCTCTGGGAAGTTGGCGTTGGAGCACCTGCGGAAGCACCTGTTCGGGAACGTGGTTCTCGACAGGGGGCCTGAGCAGCAGATAGAAGCGATCAGACGGGACGCCCTCAGGGACGCCTTCGTTTGGATCGAAGGGCTCGCCAGAAGTGGCGCAAAACAAGAGACGGAGGCTGAGTGGCAAGCATAAACGAACTGCAGGATGGCCCTGAAAAGGAAGCCCTCGTGAAGCAGTTCGGAGGAGACGCAGACGTGATGGAAGTCGCGAAAGGCTTTCTGAACGCGCGCGAGAAACTCTCTTCCACACGCAGAGTCGCAGGACCGGATGCCTCGCCGGAGGACCGGTCCAAGATGTACGACTACTTGGGTAGGCCCGAGAGCGCGGACAAGTACGTGCTTCCCGAGGGGCCCGAGTCTTTGAGGCCCACGCTCGAGAGCCTGCGGAACGTCGCCTACGACAAGGGGCTGACACAGGATCAGTTCCAAGCGCTCGCGATCCAGGCGGGGGCTGTGAGCGCCGAAGCCGACACCAAGCTGAGAGATGCGAAGAAGGCCTGGGAAGCGAAGGTGAGGGAGAAGCACGGCGACTCCGCCGATACGAAGCTGGCGGCAGCGCAGCACCAGTTCGATCAGATCCTCGCCTCGGACCCAGAGGCCGGGGCGGTCATCAAGCAGTTCGGTCTCGACAAGCACCCCGCGATCGTCGACCTCCTACTGAAAGTGAACAACGCCGTGAACGATGACAGCACGCCCGGCGCCGGTATCTCTCCGCCCGCCGACACTTCGGGCCCAACCCCCGAGGCCCTCTACAAAGAAGGCATGGAAGTGATGAGGTCCGAGGCCTACAAGAAAGGCTCTCGACACCCAGAAAACAGTCTCGCAGCTGGCCGGGTCACCGAGATCTTGATCCAGCTTCAGAACATGGGCTTCAAGAAGGGGTTCATGGACGATCGGTTCAAGTCGTCCCCGATGATCACCATGCCGGACGGAACGAAGGTGAGGTACGGACGATGAACAAGGAGGCGCAGGAAGCGATGGACGCGATCCAGCGTCAGTATCACGAGAACCGGAGGAAAGCTGAAGCCGAAGGGAACGTAGCCCCTATCAGCTCCGCCGCCGCGAGTGAGTGTTGTAACGCCGGAGTCCTTTGGAGTGAGCAGGCAGTCGTCTGCAAGGCTTGTGGAGAGGTCCAGACATGAGCAAAGAACTCGTAGAGAGAGCGCACGCGCTCACCAGTCAGCTGCTTTCGAACGAACTCAACATGACAAAACCCGACAACCAGGCCGTCAGACGAGTGATGGGAGACGTGAAGTTGGCGCTCGAGCAGGCGCTCGAGTTGACGTCCATACCTGAGCCCAGAGACGCGCTCAGGCCCAAGAACGCCCCGCCGCCAGTGGTCGAGAGCATGTTCACGTTTGAAGCCTCCGACTTTGCCGTATCTGGAGAAGAAGACAAAGACGCCTCTTGACAGGGGCCCCTCTCGGTGTTTCCCTGGCTGATGAGAGCGAAAACCCCCCCAGGGCCGCTCTCCGGCCACGGCGACGCGCCGAGGGGGGCCCGCCATGAAGGCGGCTAACCTTCCCGAGTGATCTCATCAACTCGGAAGGAGTCTCATCGCTATGGCGATCGTAGACAACCTACCTGCCTCTCCTGGGGGATGGCCGGGCGGCGCAACGCCCGTCAACGTCCCCATGATCGACCTTCTCCGCATGACCTACGAAAACACCATGATGGTGGAGATGCAGAGCATGGAGTCCGTCGCGACTCGCGCTGCAGCTCGCCAGACGGAACTCCGTGGGTACGAAAAGCGGATCGACCGTTGGAACAAGACTGCAGTCCAGCAGCGCGCACGCGGCGCCTTCATCGGTGACGACGTCACTGGCGGAGTCGCGGCTCAGGACACCGGAACCCGCACGGTCGTCATCCGTGGCGAGCACTGGGAGCACCCGGAGTTCTTCGACCTTCGCGACGACGTCGGAACTGACGGCTTCCTCGAGGCCATGGTCCCCGGCGGCGCATACCAGATGAACGTCCTTGCGGCCATGGAGCAGAAGGCCGACGCGATCTTCTACGCCGGTCTCGACGGAACCGTCACGCTCGGCGACGGCGGCGGATCGGCGACGAACAACATCGTCGTGGTCTCCCACCTTGTCGGAAACGACGGGCTCAACTCCACGGTAGCCACCCAGTTTAACGTCGGCAAAGCTGTCGCGCTGATCACTACTCTCCACAACAACAACGCGTTCAAGCGTGGGGACAACTGGCTCGCGCTGAAGCCGCTTCAGCTGAAGTCTATCTTGAACGACCCGCTGAACCGACTCACGAGCGCGGACTTCAACGGCCTCCAGCCGCTGATGAGCGGTGAGGTCGTGAACTTCCTTGGCGCTCACTGGATCCTTTCCACCGAGATCCCGTCTGTCGCTGACGCGGACCCGTCCTCGGTTGGTCTCGAGGCTGGCGCGAAGGTCTACGCCTGGAACTCTTCGGCGGTGACTTGGGGTCGCGGTCGCGAGACGACCTGGACCAAGGACGTCGCGTCGCGCGGCGAAACCATCCTGGCCTACTCGGGCGCGTTCTTCGGTGTTGTGCGTACGGACGATCTCGGCGTGACCACCACGCTCTGCAACGACTCTTCGGCGGCACCGTACACCTAAGCTAAGGAGCTCTAGTGGCAGGTCGGACTACGTTGATGGCAGACAAGGCTTTGAACCTCTACAACGGGGTGTTAGCTACCGGTGTGCTCACGACCTACGTCGGCCTGTTCACGACGGCACCAACTTCTGACGACCCCCTCACTCATGGTGGGGTCGAGTGGGGCCCAGCGCGGAGTCGAGTGTTTGCGAATAGCTCGCCATCCTCTCCGCGCTGGAGCCTCCCTTCTGACTTTTCTACATCCATACGCCAGATCATCAACGAGGGCTCTCTCCAGTGGGCCGCCATCACGCTGACAACGAGCCCGTCCACCGTGGTCGCGTTCGGAGTCTGGGATGCCGTCTCTGCGGGGAACCTTCTCACCTGGGACTCCCTCGTCGTGCCTGTCTTGGTGACAGACGGAGAGAGCCGTGTCATCGGAACTGGCGACCTCAAGATAAAAGGAGACTGATATGCCTCTGGCACACCTGGGATCTCAGGAGATGCTGGCGACCATCATCGATAACCAAGCGAAGACCTTCACCTACCCACTCGAGCTAGCGCTCTTTGTTCAGGCTGCGGGTGGGGCCGGTGTGGCTCCCGACGACAACCCCACTTCGGGCACTGAGGGAACTGACACAAACGAAGTGAACCCCGGTTCGGCCTACGCGCGCTTCGCCTTGATCATGGGGACCGCGACGGCAGCGTCTCCGTCAGCGATCTCGAACACCAACACCCTGGCCTACACGCAAGCGACCGCTCAGTGGGGTTCAACCACGAACCCCACAGGCTTCATCGGCGGGTGGGTGATCTACGACGCGCACGTCACCACCCCGAAAGGAGTCTGGGTCGGAGCGTTCAACACCGCGAAGCAGGTTCTAAACCTCGACACGGTGTCCGTCGCGATCGGCGACCTTACTCTGCAGTTGGACTAGTCAGTGAAATCTTGCGGCAGGTGTACGGCGTGCTGCGTGGCGCCCGCTGTGGAGGAGCTTCTGAAGCCAGCGTGGGAACCCTGTTCTCACTTGGGTTGCGCTCCCTCTGCATGTGGGATCTACGCGGCGAGGCCTGACTCCTGCCGCACGTTCAACTGCGGGTGGAAGACGAGTCCCGAGCTCGCGGCTCGCTTCCGACCTGACCGGAGCGGCTTCATCATCGTGGGCCGCGCGGAAGGGCTTCAAGTCTGGGAAATCGACGATCGCAAGTGGGAGGGTTCCCGCCTGCAGCGATTCGTTGGCAACCTCGAAGTCGAGATCGTGAGGAAGTAGATGGCCGGGGCCACTCTGGTGCAGTCAGGGATCGCCACCCAGTCGAAGGGGAGCACGATCACGGTCACCCTGGGTGCCACGCCTACGTCGGGGAACCTGCTCGTGTACATGTTCGGTCACGCGGGCACCACCAGCATCTCGTCGATCGCTTCCAACGGGCAAGCCTACTCGGAGTTCCACTCCTTCACGTTCGCGGCTGGGGCCAACACCTGCAACGGATACGGCAGGATCGCCAACGGCAGCGAGAACACGTCCCACGTCGTTACCTACTCAGGGAGCGTGGTGGCTGTCGGCGCGGTGCTGGAGTTCTCGCCGAACGACACATGGGAGACGCTCGGAAGCGTGCTGGGTGACATAGGTACGAGGGACAGCACTGGCACCCCCCTCGACACGTTCGCCGTAGGCGCCACTGCCGAGTCGACGCTCCATGTCGCTTGGGGTATCGAGCTGAACCGCAACTCTACCTTCAGTTCCCCCACCAACTCCTACACGATCGCGCAGCAGGCGCAGGAGGGGTCGAGCGTCTCCGGGTTCGCGAGTTACAAGACGTACACGGCACCGTCCACATCCGAGTCGACCTCTACGACCACCGACTCGGGAACGGACTACGGCACCCTCCACCTTGAGTTCCTCGAAGCAGCCGCCTCCTCCCTCGGGGGCGCGGCCTACCACCACAGAAACATGATGGGTTAGCGATGTTCCTCAGACAGTCCACAGCGCAGACAGTCAGGATCGGGCCGTTCATCGACGACACCGACTTTGTTTCTGAGGAAGTCGCACTGACGATCAGCGCGGCTGACATCCGGCTGTCCAAGGACGGCGGGAACATGGTCTCGTGCTCTGTCGGGGCCACACACGATGAGGTGGGATACTACTCAGTCGCGCTGGGGACCGGCGACACGAACACAATCGGGATGCTTGACGTGATGGTCAGCGAGACTGGGACACTGTGGGTGAAGGACCGCTTCTACGTTTTGGAAGAGGCGGTTTACGACGCGATGTTCGGAGCTAGTGCCGCCCTCAACGTGGGCACTGCGGCTTCTGTAACTGGGGCAGTGGCATCTGTCACTGGAAACGTCGGCGGCAACGTAGTGGGAACGGTCGCTTCTGTCGTTGGCGCAGTCGGCTCCGTCACGGGTGCAGTCGCTTCGGTGAGCGGAAACGTTGACGGAAACGTCACCGGTTCAGTGGCCTCCGTCATCGCAGCCGTCTCCACCACTCTAACGACGGCGGAGAAGATCGACCTTTACGAAGGAGGGGCCTGGTACAAGTCGACAGGCGCTGCTGGGACGGTGATCGGCACCAACGGCACCCCAGGGAACCCCTGTTCTGCTTTCGCCGACGCGGTGACTCTCGCAGGGACAACCGGGCTGAACCGCGTGTACGCTTTTGCCGAGAGTGTAGCTACGGCGACGATCCCCGACATGGAACTGGTCGGAGTTGGCGGTCGCCCCTACTTCATCGCAAACGCACAGGTCTGCACTCTGCTCCGCTGCAAGAACATCGAAGTGTTTGGACCGTTCGGAGCCGCGTCTCAGGTCTACGCGGACGACTGCTTGCTCGGTGGTTCTACCGGTTGGTGGGTACAGGCTCGGAACTGCTTCATCAGCGGAACCACAGCTTTCGCTGCCGGGGATAGCCGCCTCTCTAACACCGTTGGGGCGGCTGGCGGTACTACGATCTTCGATCTCGGCGTGAACGCGAGCAACCTCGAGCTCGCGGGCTGGTCTGGCGAGGCAAAGCTGACGAATATGGACGCGACGAACTCCGTCGTAGTCGACGGCATCGGAGTGATCACGATCGACTCGAGCTGCACAGGAGGGACCGTAACCATCAGGGGTCAGATCTCTCTTACGGACAACAGCGGCGGAGCTGTCACGGTCATCCATGTCACTGGCGTGAACCTGACGCAGATAAACGGCGAGACCGCCCCACTCACTAAGTTCCAAGCGATCCTCGACACCACCATCAGCGGAGTGATCACGAGCGGTGGGGGCAGCACCACGAGCTTCGACTCAACCTCCATCCCAACGACGAACGACGGGCAGCTCGTCGACAAGGTGGGGGTCTTCACGGACGGCCCCGCGAAGTTCCGAGGCTTCGTCGTTCGATCCTACACCGACGCGACGAAGACGCTCGTTGTGGACACCCTCAACGTGGCTCCTGCGACCGGCAACGCTTTCCTGATCTTTGCATAGGAGGACTCGATGGGCTGGGGAACGAAGAGACACCGGCCTATGGGGACTGGGCTGCTCAGAGGCAACCTCCCTTGGCGAAGAGCCAGGTCTGTCGCTCTCTGTCACGAGGTTCAAGTCCTGAGTCCTCTTTTGAACTACGATCGCCGAGACCCGGGTGGTGACTCGATGCCGGTCTCTTCTGCTGCGGACCTGTACCACCGTGTCTACCTCAAGGTCAACTCCGGGGCCCAGGCTTGGACCCGAAGCATAAAGGTCGAAGCCTCTCTTTGGGAGGCTACCGCCATCGGTGGGAAACCACCGGAGGCTGGGGATGCTGCCTGGACTCTGGTCCCGGGTTCCAACGCCTCTAGCGTCGGCGACAACCAGGGACTGGGCCCCTACCTGAGCTTCGTCGACCCGGACAACATCACGAAGGACTTCATCTCGATCAAGACGGTCGTAGGTCAGGCTCCGGAACTGTGGGAGATCCCGTTCGAGGTTGTCCACGAGCTGTGGGCCAACTCCTACATCCAGGGGCACGCGGACTTCACGACGGGGGCTGCGTACACGAGTCGATCGCACTACCACGCAGACCTAAACTCCAAGAGGAAGCCGGGGTGGGCAGGTGGCTAGTCTACTCCCCCTATGTATCGGCACCCTGGACAGGAACGTCCAGAAGGCCCGGATCTACACGGCGGACACCAACACCGGGAAGAGCCTGTTCCACCCGGCCTCGCCGTTCGACGGGCTGGCTCTCTCTTCGTCTGGTTTCGAGATCTTCTGGTTTGTGAACGACTCCAGCATCGCGATCGTCAACCAGCACATCGTTGACGTCAGAAGGTGGGACAACGGCCTGCCCATCAACAAGCTCTTCTTCTCCACTAAAATCGCCGACGTTGTTGTCCTCCAGTGGAACTGGGAGGACATGGCTGGTCTGACCACCCACGCCAGCGCCTCGGTCATACCGATACTTGGGCTCACAGGGACGTGGTGGCACTCGATCCTGACGATGTTCCCGGGCACCGGGCAGACAGGGAACGAGTGGCGCATCTATCACGGCAGGACAGGGGTCAACGTAGATGGCACCCTCGGCCCAAGCGACAGTATGCCCTACCCCATAACCGCTACGCTCCCGATGACAACAGGGGCTGGCGCGGGCAACCCCCAGAGGCTCGCGGGCTTCCGACCGCTTAGTCTAGGGAACGCTTTCCCCATCCGGATCGCGTTCGGTGGGCAGAGGAACGCCGCAGACACCGGTTGGGTCGCGTCGGGCGATCTGGATGGTGGGTTCGCGGAGTGCAGGCTCTCCGGTTCGTTCATAAGTCAGGATCCGATACCCGGCAACCCTCCCACGCCTGCAGAGTTCGAGCGGCGCAGAAACATCTACGTCATCCACGCTGACGCAGGTGACGCGTCGAACGAAGGTGTCGGGAGCGAGGTGATCCCCAACTACAGGAACATCATCCGGTTCAACGAACCACCTGGGACGGCGGTTGAAGACTACCAGAGCGTGGGGTCTCGCCAGGCTCACTTCGACAACGAGTTCAACGAGGTTTCGGGTGGAGGCTTCTCGAGCAGCCCGATCCTCACGCCGGTGGGTGGCACGGCGGTCACTCTGATCGGTACGCCAAACATCTCCCTCAGCAGTGAAGTTCGGGGGGACCTCCTGCGAGCTCCAGGTTTTGGTGCGGTCTCGGACCTGGCGCAGTCCAGCGAGGCGGCGGTTGACTTACTCCGCCGGAAGGACTTGGACGTCGTGGCGGACACCTCCCTGGGCTCCGAGCAGAGCGTCGGGACCTTGATCTTCCACCGGATGCAGATAGTGGACGCGGGCGGGGTCTCAACCGACAGCACTCCGACGCTCCTCATGGGGGCGACCTTCTCGTCGACTGACCTTGCGTTGGCTACGGAGGCGGCGCAGTTCAAGAAGTCGATGGAGATGGGCGCGATCGTCGACAGCTCGCTCGCTTCCGAGACCCTGCAGACGCTGCTCAAGTCTGGGGTTGTGTTCCTGAACCCAACGGCAGACCTCGGGGCATCGTCCGAGGCGGCGCTAGACTTTGCTATCGTGGGGTCTCTCTTCCCAACCACCGACGACGCGGTCAGCACAGAGGGGGTGCTAGACACTCGGATCCTCAAGGAGATGGGCGTCGTCACAGACGCGGCTGCCTCCACGGAACTCCCCTTTGACCAAGTCCTGGCAGGGGTGGTGCTCCTCTTTCCGCTCACAGATCTTTCGATCAGCGCGGAAGTCTCTCAGCTCGAAAGCGTGCATAGACTCGTCACGACGGATCTTTCGGATAGTGCCCAGAGCTCCCCGAACCTCGAGTTCGTGCGCGGGCTCTCGAGCACTGACACCTCGGTGGCCGCCGAGCTCTCGATCGAGTTCTCTTCTTCATCGCTTGTCCTCTTCGTCCCGCTTACTGACCTCTCACTCTCCGCCGACACAGCTCCCCTCCTTGACCGGGCGAGGAGCCTGGACGCCACCGACCTTGCTGCCAGCGCAGAGCTTTGCCAGTTTGGGGTCGAGATGGGCCTCTTCCCGGTCGCAGACCTGGCACCATCGGGGGAGCTGTCGGTCGCGTTCGTGTTGCAGGGGCTGGTCCCCATCGTGCCTCTCACCGATCTTTCCTTGAGCACCGAGACGGTGCAGTTCGGGATAGAGCACCTCCTGGTATCAGTTGCCGCCGACGCGACCAGTGCCGAGGCCGTGCAGTTCGGGATCGAGCAGAAGTTCGCCCCCACAGCGGACAACGCTCTCTCCTCGGAGCTGACGATAGAGTTCACGATCGCGGCGGAGGTTCCGCTGACTCCTCTCGCGGACCTCTCTGTCGGTTCGGAGCTGTCGGACCTCTCCCGCGCCCTCTTCCTGAGCCCCGTGGCGGACGCCGCCGCGAGTTCCGAGGGGGCCACTGATCTCCTGGCCGCCAAGGATCTTGTCCCTGTGGCAGACAACGCGCTCTCGTCAGATCTACCCGTCGAGTTCGCCCTGTTCACGCAGCTGCTCTTCGTCCCCTTGACGGACCTCTCGGTAGGAGCCGAGGTCGCGGCGCTCAGTGGGGTTGTCGCGCTGGTTTTAACAGACCTCTCGACTTCAGCAGACACTGCGCCTGACATGCAGTTCGGCCACGGGCTCGCCAGCACCGACCTCTCAGTCGGGTCGGAGCTGTCTATCCAGTTCATCACTGAGAGGACTCTGCCCTTCGTACCGCTTGCGGACCTGTCGCTATCTACTGAGGTTGCGCCGCAGCTCTTGGTCTCGAAGGAGCTCGACGTCGTGCCAGACGACGCGCTGTCGACCGAAGGGATCCCTCAGCTCCTGGCCAGCAAGGAACTGACCGTGGTCGCTGACGACGCGGTTTCCGCAGAGCTCGCCTTCGCGCTCACTAAGGCTGGGATCGTCAACCTCGTACCCACTGCAGAGATGGTGACGGCGACAGAGGTGAGCAACGCGTTCTCCCTGCCCACCATGGATCTCAACGTGGTGACGGACCTCGCGCGCTCGAGCGAGTCCGGAACTGGAGGCACTGCGCCTCCCCCGGCGATCCCCGGACCAGGCATCGTGATCAGCGTGGAAGAGATCCAGGATCTACCGGTCACTGGTGCAGGGTGGGACAACATAGTGTTGTTCTCGGACTCGTCCTTTTCTGGTCAGCTGCTGGTCGACGAGAACAACGATCTGAACCTACTCATCACACTCGCTTGTGCCCTTCGTTTCGCACGACAAGGGGACACCTTCTACCGCGACAAGGCAGCTGGGACGATCATCACCTTCGCGGGAGAGAGCCCCTTCGTCATCCCAACTCCAGACGTTGACGCATACGCGAGGCACGCAGCAGGCTACGCCATCGCGTACGACATACTCGACAACGCCGGTGGACTCACTCCGCAGAACAGGATCCAGGCGGAGTCCAACTTCGACCTCTACAGAACTTTCTCCGGATGGACCGGTGACCCTGACCCTCAGAGCTTGATCTCGGCTCACCTCCACGCGCCGGACGAGCGTGGCCACTTCGCGGGGGCATCTCGCATGGCGACAGACCTTTTCGCTGGCCTGCTTGGAGACTTTGCAACGGACCCCGTCACCAACCCGGGGACGCTTGTGTCCTTCGGCCCAGCGACGGAGGTCGCGCTGAGAGTTTTAGGCCAGGGGTCCCCCGCCTACCAGTTCCCGGAGATCGACTACGGGGGGATCTTAGGGCTCAACAACTCATGGCAAGCCGAGCCATACCCTGCGTTCTTCTCGATCAACCGCCAGGGGACGGTCCTCGGGAGCACCTCGACGGACGGCTTCACGGCGGCCCTGACACTCGATCCACCCGACTGGTGGTGGAAGGCGGACGAAGCCCTGGGTGCGACGGTCCTCGTCAACAGCGGGACTATGCCCAACGGCGCCGGATCCTTTGGCGGTGGTGCAGCTCCTGGCGCTCCAGGCATCCTGTCGAACCAAGAGACCTCGGTCGACTTCGATCTCCTCGTGCCCAGTTGGCTCGAGTCCACCAACTCCCTGGGCTGGAAGACTACGATCGTCCCCGCGAGCTGGAGCATCTTCTGCTGGATCAACCTAGACGTGCTGCCGGTGGTCAAGCAGGCAATCTGGAACCGAAACTCGTTCTCAAAGCTCGAGGTCTTCGCTGACGGTTCGCTGGTCCTTCAGCGGACCGACGCTGCAACGGGACTGCACACGGCCACCGCCCATCCAGGGTCCATCGTGGCGGGCACCGACTACCTCATCTTTAGCACGTTTCTGAGCGACACGATCGACCCCGACCGTGGGACGGTGCTCTGGATCGACGGGGTGAAGGTTGGGCAGTCTACGAACATCGGGGGCACCAACCTCGGCGGTGTGGCGTTCTTCGTCGGGACCCTCGCGGCTGGAGGCGGAGGGCTTGACGGTCGCATGCAACAGATCGGTATGTGGAGCACCCGCTTCTACACAGGGGCCGAACAGGTCGCGCTCTTCGCCGCTGGACAGGAGATCCTAGGTACAGGCACGCCGCGCAGCGTAGACGGCGCGCAGCCGGAGGAGATGGGGAAGCTCCTCGCCTACTCGGGCGACCCATGGCCGGTCCCCGGGATCACTACTTCCGACAGCCCCTACCGAGCTCTGCAGGGACTGCTTCTGCAGGTGCTGATCCTCGAGAAACAAGGCTTCGGCGCGAAACTCTGGGGAGACAGCGCTCTCCTGCGCGCGTTCGACTTCCTCTGGACTGAGCAGAACTTCCCGATCACCCCGCTAGGGACCACGTCCAACGACACTTGGATGACCTACGCGATCAACCACTTATACGGGACGTCCTACACAGAGTATGCCCTGGGCTTCAACAGCATGGGGCACAACTTCGGGTTCACCGACTGGCTGTATGCTGGCCTCTTGCAGCCACCGTTCCTCGCCTTTCAGGGTTTCTCTGTGGACCGTGGGATGGTCGCCGACGTCGTCACATCGCTCTCTTCGGAACTGCCTCTGGACGTGGATGTCAGGGCGGGCAAGGAGCTGTTCCCCACTGCAGACCTGTCTCTCAGTTCCGAGCTCGCGGTCGAGGTGCTGGTCGACCGTGGACTCCTTGCGGTCACGGACCTGTCCCTGTCGGCTGACGTCGTGGTGCCGCTCCTCGTCACGGAAGACTTCGTCCCTGTCGCGGATCTATCCTTGAGCTCGGACGGGGCACCGCCTGAGCTCCTCAGGGACCGTGCGCTCCAGTCGACCGACGCGGGCTCGGTCAGCAGCGAGACGGCTCTCCTGAAAGCCAGCGACTTCTTGCTGATCGGTAACGAAGTAGAAAGCGGAAGCGCTTTCGTTTGTAACTTGGAGGACTACTTGAGCAAGCTAGATATCTGGAACTTTGCTCTGACGAAGCTCGGGATCGAGACCCTGACTGCCACCACCGACGCCGTGTCGCAGGCGGTCGCCATGGCAGACAACTGGGACCTGTTCAAGCGCTCGTTCCTGCGCGATCACTTCTGGAACGGCGCGAACACGACCAAGGCTCTCGTGACGTTCAAGGACAACGACGGGGTGACTGCGGTGATATCTGCGGGGCCTTGGAGCCTGGCCTACTCGCTGTCGCTGTCCCCGGAGTGGATCCGATCGATCAAGCTCAACGGACTCGAGAACAGGCCGGGGCCGAAGTCGCGGAACGGGCTCGGACTGTGGACGGAAGCAACCGTCTTCAACGACGTTGGAACTGGGCAGTTCTGCCTTCTGACAAACGAATCCTCGGCTGTTCTCGAGTACACCTTCCACGTCCTCGACAACGACCTCTCGACCTACATGCCCGCTGACATGCAGGCGGCGTTGGCGCTCTCGTTCGCTGTCCACATGGCGTCGGACCTCGGGTCGAACAACGTGGACGTCAGGCAGCTCGAGGAGCAGGCGGAGATCTCGCGTCGGAACGCAAGGCGGACGGACGCACAGTCGGGCTCGAAGTTCACTTACACCGACACCACCATCGCTGACAGCTTCTACTAAGGAGAACCATGGTCTGGGTAGCGCAGGAAAGTTTCGCGACGGGGGAGATCAGCCCCAGCGTGTTCGGTTTGGTGAGCAGCTCCCAGTACCGGACGGGTTGCCAGACTCTCGTGAACGGCCTACTCACTCCGACTGGTGCGGTGAAGAAGCGGCACGGAACGAACGTGATCGCACCGGTGACTGGGAGCTACCCGTGCAGGATCTTCTCCTACTTCGCGAAGGGCCGTCAGTTCGTAGTTCAGTTTGTTTCGGAAGACGACGACTCGTTCGACGAAAACTCTTTGAAGAGGCAAGTACGGGTTTTGGACGCGGTCACTCGGCAGTTCATCAACTTTGGAGACGGGCAGCCGCATGGGCCGTTTGACCCTTGGGGGGCTCTCTCTCCAGGGACGCCTACAGCCGGGCAGTTCCATCACTTCACTGCGAGTCAGTTGCCGAACGTCTACTCGTTCCAAGACGGGGACCGCATCTTCTTTTGCCATCCGGACCGACCAACCCTCTTCATGGAGCGAGAGGTCTTTACTGGCGGGCTCGAGCGTTGGCAGTACGGACTGACTCCTCACTACACGACCAGCCCCAAGGTCGTCGACAACCAAGCGGATGCAACGATCCTCTCTCCGACCTTGATAGCGATAGAGTCGAACACTGCGCTCTTCACTCCGTCCGACATAGGGACACACTGGAGGGTCGGAGGGGGAGCGGTTGAAGGCTTCGCCGCCTTCCCGTACGGAGCTTGGTTCCGCGCTGACAAGTACCTCTCAAGGTTCGCGATGGAAGGGATCCGTTACTACGGAACTCCAGGGACTCAAGCCGAAGACTGGACCGGACCGTTCGTCTTCAACGGGGTCAACGATACGGTGGTCGGCAACCTGGACTCGTTCAACCAGAACGACGTTCGCACTTACACCCTTCAAGGCCTGACCTTCCTTAGGCTTAACCATATCGGTACGTTCATCACGCTCGACTCCATCCCCCACCTGATCATCGGGGTGCAGTCGACCTCCGCCTTCACGACGGTGAGGCTACAAGGCGGGCCCACGATCTTTGGTGCCGGAGCGAGCTTCGACCTCTTCGACCTGGGCGGTATCAACGGTCCGACTGATAAACAGTACCTCGACGGGAGGAGGGCTGTCACGCCGGACGCGATCACTGGGGCAACGAACCTCTACACGATCGACGCGGTGATCGCTACCGCCTCCGGAAACCCCGAGCCATGGCTACCTGACGGTCACGAGACTCCGTTCGCAAGCTCTACGATCGGCGGAGCCTTCCACATCAACAGTGGCATCGTCGCGCTCAACTCGCTGGTTCAGAACGTAGGGCCGTTCGCCGACGAGCCTCTGTACAGCGGTACTACGGTCACGTCTCTGGCGCACAAGGGACCTTCGATCCAGTGGGGTCTAGGACCGTCTCTCGGGACAGGCTTCGCTTCGTGCGGGACTTCGCACCAAGGACGTGTGTGGTACGGAGGATACGAGTCCGCACCGTCCACGATCGTAGGCTCTCGAGTGAACCGACCGGAAGACTTCACTCCTGGATCGTTGGACGACGACTCGATCAGGTTGACGATCTCTGACCCTCTGGGAGGACGAGTCACCTGGATGGAGAGCGCGGCGGACCTCCTGGTCGGTACCACCACGGCAGAGTTCTCTCTCGGTGGCCGACCGATCACGCCGACGAACTTCGCTTCCGAGAGGCAGACGGGTTACGGGAGCCGGAGCATCCGCCCGGTCCTCGTCGGTTCTTCTGCCGTGTTCGTTGACGGTGGAGGCCACGGTCTCCGCGAGATGACGTTCGTCGATACGGAACAGCGCTACCAGTCTCCGGACCTGACCGATCTGGCGAAGCACATCTTCGAGGACGTCACCATCGCAGCGATAGCCTACGTCACCTCGCCGGAGACTATCCTCTACGTCATCGACGAGGACGACCGCATGTACGCCTTCAGCTACTGGAGAAAAAACGGGGTCGCGGGTTGGAGCAGGTTCGAGCAGCCTGCTTGGCCGATCGACACCGACACTGCGGAAGAGGTTTCGACGATCGAGAGCATGACCGTGGTCCGTGCAGACGGGATCAATATCCTCAAGGATGAGCTCTGGCTAGTGCGTCGGCAGAAGGCTGGTGGCATGTCTGGGGCTGGGACGGCTGTCCGCAGGATCGAGCGCATGACTCCGGACTTCACCATGGACCAGACTCACATCGACACGAGCCCTGCCGACGAAACCTCGGTCGACGTTTCAGGAACCTTTCTGGGGGACTACTCACTCGAGGACGACGCGCAGATCTTGATCAAGGAGAACGCTGCAGACCCTCTGATCTACATCGGCATCCACACGGGATCAGGGCTCTCCAGCTTCACGATCTTCAACTTCGGATACGTTCCGGCGGAGGGTCAAGTCGGAAGGCCCATCAGGTTCAACCTCGTCCCGGTCACCCCGCACGGTCCCGACAGCTCTGGGGATACGCAGGGGCGGCTCGAGAAGATCACGACCGCCCTGATCCTGATCCGCGACTCCCTCGGGGGGACAGCTGGGGACGGGATCAAGGCGGGGAGCCTCATGCCGCCGGGCACTGTGGTTCCTGCTTTCCCTAACCCGTCAGTGGTGCTGACGCCCCTCACTGGGTGGCGGAGGGTTGTGTCGGTCGGTGTGAAAGGAAGCCTGGCGAGACTCGAGATCGTGCAGACTGAGCCTTACCACTTCGAGATAGCGGGGATCAACTTCCAGATGACGTACGGCAAGTGAAGCTCACCATCTACGATCCGGAGAAGCACGATGTGTTCTTCCCGCGTCAGCTTTTTGTCGAGGGCATGGTGGGGCTGGCGCTTTTGAGGAACGACGACACGCCCGCCGCGATCGGTGGAACGGCCCCGTTCGAGTGGGGGCAGGAGCTCTGGATCTACTCGAGACCGAACCTCTCGAGGTCGGAGAAGAGACAGGCGGCAAGGTTCGCGCGTGGATACGTTGATGTGAGACTCGAAGTAGAGAGGAAGCTCTACGCTCACGCGAGGCTCGGGAACGAGAAGTGGCTCAAGTTCCTGGGCTTCGAGCTGGAGTGGATCAAGACCGACAAGGACGGACAAGAGGTCCGCCGTTGGATAAGGGAGACGCAACTATGGGACTAGAAGTAGCGACAGTCGCTGCGATATCGACGGCACTCGCGGCTAATGGAACAGCAGCGACGATCGCGATTCAGCAGGACGAGAGCCGAAAGGCGTCGAACCAGACGAAGCGGGCGGGAAGAGCTCAGGCGGCGGCTCTCCGGGCGGAGGCCTCGGCGGAGCGCGAGCGAGGTCGCAGGCTTGCTGCGTCACAGCGTGCAGCGTTCGGTGCTGTTGGAGTGACGAGCTCCGGGTCTCCGCTTCTCGTCCAGGCGGCGGGTCTGCTCGACAACCTTCGCGCCAGGGAGAGGCTGCTTGCCGGGGCTCGCAACGTGCAGTCAAACTCCAACGCTGAGGCTGACGCTCTCCGCATACGAGGGCTCTCGAACTCTCTGGAAGCTGCCACCAACTTCGCGCTCGACTTTACGCCAGCGAGCAACAGCGCAACAACCCGCACCCTGCCGAGTGGCGGCACGCTCACACTCGGCTAAGGAGATACGATGGTTAGGCCGATCCGGATACCGCAGTCGCAGGTTGGTGCAGGAGCTCCAGCCGTTCTGCCGAGCGCCGCCGCGTTGTCAGCCCCAGCGCGGGCCACGGCGGACCTCGCGCAG